TCATAGACCTCTTTGCCGATCTTTACTTCAAAAGTGGCTGTTGTCATTTTGGAGTGATCCTACGAACAGAGCCTGGCGGTGCAGTTGGAGTTTTAGCGTATTTTTCGTTAAGAGAAATAACCGTTTCAAGTGCTTTCATGCGGGTTTGATAAGGAATATTTTTGTCTGCTACGTTAGCCGCTGCTCGTTTGTATTCAAGCAAATCTGTGTTGCTCTGTGGCCCTTCCATTCTTGGTACGTTAGCAGTCAAGCCTGCGCTGATAACTTGCAATTGTGCATCAGCAGCAGACTTGTTGGTAGGTATACCAGCGGCATCTGTTGCCAATGTAAACAAATTGCTAATAGCGCCCGAAGTTGCTTGAGGCAATATTGTTTGTGCGCGTCTAGCCAAATCAAGTGCAGATTCGCCTTGTGCTACTTTTTTGTCCACTTCAGCTACTACTGGTTTGCCACTAGCAGATTGAGCAGCAATTTCAGATTTAGGAACTAATATTTTTTGTGCTGAGTTTTGGGGATCAGGAACACTTACAAATTCAAAACCGGCTTTTGCCTTTTCAACTTCAGTTGTTTCCGCGCCTCTAAATCTAGCATTTAACGCTTCGGCCTGAGCAATAGGCATTGCTACGGGTTTGCCATCAATGATTACATTGACTTGCCCTGGCAATGGTGCTGGTGTTGTTTGTGATGTTTCGCCCGTTGGAGATACAACAGTTGCATTAGGTGCAAAAGATTGCGTTAATTTCTTGTTAATAAACGCTTGGGCTAATTCTTGGAATTTAGGATTGTCAGGTGTAATTCCTGCGTCAGCTAATTCTTGTGCAAGAGGTGTTTGTGTCGGTACTGGCTCATAATTAGCCATGTTGAAATTGCCACGATTATCTGGCTGCACATATTCGTTTTTGCCAGTAATGCGGTTTCTGACAAACATGGGGGCCATAGACGTAGGCACATTGACGTTAGTAATTGAACGCTTTGCTTGCGCTTGTTCAATTTGATAATCTTTCATCGTGCCTTTGTATCCTTGCTCTTGAGCAAGACGGTATTCAGCCAATGGCCCTGTATTTTGTTTTTCTAAACTTTCGTACATCAATTTAGCAACTGGTGAGGCATATGGGTTTTGACCCATCATCATTTGAATTAATTTTTGCCGTTTTTGCTCTGGGTCTAATGGGATTCCCAAAGATGGTGGGATCGCTGCCTGTGGTGCTATAGCAGGCTGATACGCCACGGCAGGCGTTTCGACATTGCCCGACGGTGCAACTTGCAGATTCGGATTGTCCTCAAAATCAGAACCCATTGGTGTAAATGACGTTGCAGGCCGAGCTTGAATCTCAGGGCTGCCCATGACTGCCGCACGACCAGGCGAGGCTGTTGGGTTAAGACTTGACAACATTTGTTGCGCCTCTGCTTTAGCCTCTTGGTTTAACTTGATGCGTTCTTCATCGCCCGTACCTTTTGCACCCATGTAGGCTTGCAATACTTTAGCAAGCCCTGCTAGTGGGGAAATAGGCGCTTGAATACCTTGATAGCTCTGAATATCAATAGGCTGAAACGCTTGCTGTTGCATAATCTGCGCTAACTTTTCGTTACGCTGAATCGCCGCTAATCTAGTGTTGTAATCTAAATCCATGATTAAGTCCCCATGTCACCCGTGTAATTGCCGCCTTGAGCATTACCACGGTCAAACATACCGCCAGTCTGAGCCTGACCAAGTTTTAACCGAGCCATGTAGTCCTGATAATCTTGCATTTGGTTGCCTTGACTGGCTTGTTGGTACATCTTCATTGCGTCAACTGCGCCGCCAAACGGGTTTTGAGCTTGCGGCATCTGCTGTTGCATATCACTTTGCAACTGGGTCGGTTGGGCTTGCTGTTGCAGCATCTGAGCCATTTTCTGCTGCGGAGTCATGTTGACGTATTGGTTTAGCATTATAGTTTCCCGTAATTAACCATCATATAACCGCTTTCATGCGGCACAATTGCATCTGGCATTACTGTAGCAACTTCGTCTGCCATTACGCCACGCTCACGATTACCAAAAATGTCGTATTCATAAATGCCAATACCAAGTGGGTGAGTGCCAACTTGAACGATATTTGATTTTAAACGCCTATCAGAGAATTTAGGTGCAAACATTGCTGCTGTACCCAATGCGCTAAACAATCCCTGAGTCGTTGCGTTATTACCCGCTTGCTGGATGCCATACCGTGTCATATCAGCCTGACCTTGCGCCTGCGTACCCGCAAAGGTTGGCGCTGGTGCAACTGACGTACCTTGATAGCCTTGGAATTGTGGCAGTTGAATCTGCGACCCACCCATAAGCCCGATAACTTCATTAATAGGTTGCGCCCGTAACGCCAAGTCTTGCGCCAACTGTTGTTGCTGTGCGGTGTTCTGAAACTGAGCCTTGTTAAGCCCTTGGCTGTACTGAGTGCCTTGGGTGGTCATGCCTCGACCATAGTTGTCAGCCATTGCCGTGTTGTAAAGCCCTGCGCCTGCTAATTGCGCTTGATTGGCAAACGAACCTAATGTTTGCTGCTCGTTTAATCCTTGCTGCCGAGCCGCCATGTCCAAGTTAATACCTTGGAGTGCCGCTTGGTTATACAAATCATTTACCTGTTGCGAACGGTTGCGGAACGCCGCATCGTAGGCTTGTGTGCCAGGCGCTAAACCTTGGTTTGCCAACGCTTGTTTAAATGATGTATCACCAGCCTCGATTGTTGGGTTCAGGCGTTGCAAGATCAAATCTTGTGCAGTCGTTCCCGCATTGATTGGCATCCTTGCTAGGTTGCTTGTGTCAAGCGAATACTGCAAAGGAACTTCAGACTTAGATGTAAAGTTTTCAGACAAAGGCACAGCGCCATAACCACCAAAGTCTTTTCTAATTTCAGTTGATGTTGGCACAAACGGTTGCGAAAGCGTAGCGTAAGCATTTGAAATGCCACGTTCACCAAGGTTTGCTAACGCAGTCTGGACACGCTGCTGCGAATCTAATGTTTGCTGCGCTTGTGGTGTTAATGTTTGAGTAACAGTTGGCTGACCGCCGCCAGTCATAAACCCTTCACGGGTTGGCGCAGCACCTCGTCTTGCGTTGTCGGCATCAAAACTTGCTTGGTCAAAATACGTTTGCCCAGTTTGTTCGTCTGGTCTGTAATATCTATTACGGTCTACGTTGCCAGCGTTGTATTTTGCCAACGCTGCATCATAACCACCTTGGTCGAACGTTGGGCTAGAGTAAGAAACAGTTTGATTGCCAAAAGGCGTAAACATATTGGGATTAGCCATAACGTTCGACTGCCTAGCAGATTCAAGGTTATCTTTACCTTGCTGTTTAGCTGCGCCAATATAGTCTGGTGTTGGTGGTGCTGATGCTGACTTACCCATTTTCTACCCCTAGAAATCGGCACTTTTCCCGTGCCAACGTCAAAAATATAATATCGCCATCCAGTGCCGCATCTTTAACCCTTGCTTCTTCAACAAAACCCATCTTGGTAACTAATTTTAGGCTTTTTGCATGGGTACTGCTCACCGGCACAATAATCTTTTTTACCTTACAAAACTCAAAAGGGTAGCTAAATATTGCTTTTAAATAACCTTTTGTCATACGTCCTTCGACTGCTATGTGACACACAATTGAGGCTTGATTCCAGTTCTCATAAATCACGCCTGCAATAATCTGACCGTCACGCTCTAACCCAATTGCTTGCGAACCATCTGCAAAATACTTGCCTTGTACTCGCTCTGCTACCCAATGACCTATTTCAGCGCCTTGGGTTATACGCCAGCCCAACCTTGTTGGTAAACAATGTCTGTCGATGCCCATAGAATTGTCGTTCCTTGAGATGCAGATTTAAACTGTGTACCAGCGCAATACCCAATTCCGGTCACGCCTTGCCAATTATTTGTGATTACCGTATCTGTAGCCCAATAGCCTACGTCCCACAACGCAACGTCCCATTTAGCAGATACTTGTGGGCTAAAACTTAGCGCCGCAGTTGTGTCTGCTAAGTCAAAATCCATGTTTAAACCAATGAATATTGACGGTGTGCCGTTAGTAAAGATCGACGGTCTGGCTCTAGTAAAGTATTTTTTGTATCCACGGGCATCAAAGTAATTAAACGCTTGCAACGCATAGCCGTTTATGTCGCTTGTGTCATCAGCGTAGTTGTCATCCCACGCATGGGCAACAAAGCCATTGCCACCCCAATACGGCTCGTTGTCAAAGATTGCCCAACAATTAGCGTACTGGCCTGTGAAGTTGCACCAGGCTTTCGTAATGTTATTCATCACATATTGCTGTTGTTGACCTTCAGCGACTGGCACATTTACAGTTAAAGCGTTGTGTTGTGGGTCAAACATAATATCCCACCCAAAATTGCCGCCATACGTTTGCGTTGCAGCGGTAAATGCGCCTTGAATCTTGTCCGACAGCGCAACACGAGGATCAAGTCTGGATGATTGCAGGCTTGCGGCAAGTGGATACAGACCGTTGTAAGTCAGCATCAGCATATCGCCGCCGTACTTTAGTAGGCATCGCTTGCCAACAGGCTTTCCGACCCGCCAAACGCCCACTAGCGCCCATTTATCTGCATTTGAGGGATCAGTACCCGCCCAAACAATAACCTCGCCATTAGACGTAATAAACACTAGGTTATCGTCTACTCCATAGCCTGCGTCAATCGTCCACGTTCCCACGGCAACCAAGAACCCACCAAGTTGGGCAACCGAACTCATGTCAATTGCATTAGCTGCGCCGGCAATGCTCAAGGTTGGCAAATACCATGCCTTGAGAGAATTGTTTTGCGTAAACCAGACTTGGTTCTTAAAAATAGCAATATTGCTTAAACTGCTTGCGGTCACGCCAGTAATGGTTGGATTTGTCCATACTGACCCGTCATACAGTAATGGCGCATCTACGCCATTGACCAAATACAAGTAACCACCGGCAGGCGTTGTGACGTTTGTGTATTCCCACTTTGCGTTACTCAAGTTCGTTTTGACCGCTGCGCCAACTGCACCGCCAAGCGTACAGTCATAAATTGACGTACCCGCAATCGCAAACAATTTGTCAGTTGCGCCGCTTGAGTAACCCATCAAAGTCTGGACTTGACCAGGTATGCCAGTAGAGTATTTAGTGTATCCACCACGCAAAACCACATTATTGACCGTGGGAAACAAATTGGTTAATTGGACAGCATCGAGCGTATCCATGTTTGCAATAGAGTCCCGCACATTCCAACCACCGATAGGCGCTGGCAACGATTGAACCCGTGCCGCCGTACCTTGAACAAGTCGGCTTGCCATTAGTTTGTCCCGTAGCCAGTATCAGGAATATTGTCGTAGCCAATCAAGACTGTGCCTGGGCGTGGTGCAAACGACAAATTTGCCGCCGAGGTATCCTGCGCCCGAACAATCTCAAATTCCTCAATATAGTTGCGATACATTGCTGTGGTATCAAAGCCTTTAGCCTCAAAATACTTGAGCTTTGTAGCCAATACCATCAGTCGATCTGGGTAAATACAGGTGTCTGTGTCGGCAGTAAATGAATTCTTGACAACATCAGTTGACGATAATGCCCAACCTTTTGACCGATACTCGTAACCCAAAAGCTCGTTAGTGGAAACGCCAGGCCAAATTTGAAAATATTTACCCAACAAACGCCAACGGATGCGTGGGCCGGTAGCAATGAAACCCGATAGCAACCATTCCCATTGCTGTGGGCTTTCAGGCCCAAGCATTTCCCAATGTTTTGATTTGTCCCAATGGGTTCTAGGAACGGTTGATTCATAATCTGAGGGTAGATCGTACTTAACCTTTTCAAAAGTGATTGAAGTGCCTATGTACGTTCCCGTTGCGGGTAAATTTATCGTTACTTGCGTAGCCGAGTCAACCGATTCAATGTAAGCCGCATTAGAGATGCCATTGCCCACAACCTGATACGTTGTATCAAGCCCAGCTGTCGATGGGATGCCAGTAATCGTATATGTATCTTCAACCACATCGCCAGTCGTCACGCTAAAGACGGTGGTGAATGTGTGTTGTTTGGTTAATTCTCGCCAGTCATGCTTTCGCAAAAACTCATAACCGGCTGCGTTCATCAACGCCAAGATTTGAATTACATCTTGGTTCGTATTCGATGCCACAGTAGTTGGCGTTGATACACCCAATTCATTGGTAACTTGGGTGACTAGCTGTAGCAT